GGCAAAAACAACCCAAAGATTGGCTCTAATAACAGGGGATTTAAAAGGGGCAACTAAAACTACCTTAGCGCTTAACAACGCTTTCCTTGCAAGTGGCGCATCATCAGCAGACGCTAGTCGTGGTTTAGAACAATATGTGCAAATGTTATCAACAGGAACGGTTGATTTAGAGTCATGGAAAACTTTACAGGAAACTATGCCTATTGCGTTGAATAAAACAGCCGAAGCGTTTGGGTTTGCTGGAAAATCCGCGCAAAGGGATTTATATGAGGCTTTGAAAAGTGGAGAAATCACTTTCGAGGATTTCAACAACAAACTTATCGAACTTAATGATGGCGTTGGTGGTTTTGCCGATTTAGCGAGAGAATCTAGTACCGGAATTCGTACATCCTGGCAAAACGTAAAGACAGCCGTTGTTAAAGGTGTAGCTGATGTTATAGGTGCTATTGACAAAGCGCTTGGGAGTTTTGGTGGGATTGCTGGTATATTTGATGGCTTAAAAGTGGGTGTACAAACAGTTTTTAACTGGATTGTTGCGGCTATCCCTGTTGTAGCTGAATGGATCGGAATAATCGTTGACAAAATCAGAGAATGGCTACCACCAATGGATGAAGTAAAAAGTGGATTTGAAAATACCTTTCAAGCAATTAAAGACTTTGTAATGCCTATTGTTCAAGATGTAGTAAGTTTTATTCAAGATGTTTGGGGTGGCTTAGTTTCTTGGTGGCAGGAGAATGGAGAACAAATTAAACAAGCCGTTTCAAATGCTTTTGAGTTTATAAAAAGTGTTATTGAGTTTGTTATGCCGGCGGTCCAATTTATCATTGAAACCGTTTGGACGGCGATCAAGGATATTATTAGTGGAGCGCTGGATGTCATCATGGGTCTAGTTCAAGTCTTCACAGGTATTTTCACAGGTGACTGGTCCAAGTTGTGGGAAGGTATTAAAAAGATTCTCAGCGGTGCTGTCGATTTTATCAGCGGACTAATGACGTTGCAATTTTTCGGCGGGCTTAAAACCATTTTTACGAACTTGCTAAAAAGTGGTACCGGACTTATGCAGTCAATGTGGACGTCGATTGTCAACTTTTTCAAAAATTTTGGCTCGAACGCCAGCGCAACCGCTGCTGAAATGGTCGGCAAGGTAATCGGATACTTTAAAAATCTGTTTACCGATGCAACTAATGTATTTGGCCAATTGCGTACGTTTGGCGCCAGCATTTGGAACGCCTTGAAAGAGGCGGTGATTGGCGCGGCTCGTAATATTTGGTCTGGGGTTACGCAGCATTTTTCTAATATGGCCTCAAGTGTGCAGAACTTAATGCACAACGTCAAATCGTCAATTGTAAACATTTGGAACGAAGCTGTTTCGTTTTTAAAAGGAATTGACTTGACACAAATTGGAAAAAACATCATTCAAGGTTTGATCAATGGAATTGGATCTATGGCAAGTGCACTGTGGAATAAAGTAAAAGAAATAACTGACGGCATCAAAGAAAAGATATCAGACGCGTTAAGTATTCACTCGCCATCACGTTGGATGCGTGACATGATTGGCAAAAACATGATGCTTGGATGGCGGATAGGCATTGATAAAGAAAAGTCAGCAACACTTAAAAAGGCTGCCGAGATGTCGGAATGGATGAAACCAAGCATACCAGAAGGCTTTACAAACCGTTTGCGTGGCTCGGTTCCTCTCGGTAATATCTTTCCTGGAAATGTTTCTAACGTATCTCACAGCAATACAAGCATTAAAAACGACCATTCAAAACACATCAATGTGCAAGTGCAAGGTGGATATGATGAACGAGAGATTGCTAAACAAACAGAAAAAACAATTCGACGAATGATTTTCCAAATGGGGTGAGTAAATGAGTTTAATAACCGCAACAAATAAAAGAGGGGATTCAATCTCATTTACGAATCCCCTAAAACTTGTAAAAGTCGATGGTTTGAGTGGGTTAGCTGCAGAAAACTATTATTCGGAATCAACTAAAGATGGATCTACTAGAATTGGTACAAAGTTATCCAATCGAGATATAGAAATCCAGTTCCAATTGCGTAAAATGCCAGGATTTAATGACCTGATTATTGAAGATTACAAGTATCAGATTTATAAAGTTTTTAATCCCAAACTTAATCCTATACGTCTAGATATTACAACAAAAACGGGCAAACGATATTATTTATATGCAAATGTTGATACCATACCAGCGTTTGCTCCCGAAAATCCAGCTTATATCGAATGCTTAATACAGTTTAGTTGTGATGATCCATATATTTATGGAGCAGATGCGCAAAGAGTTGATATAGCATTATGGGTAGGCTCGTTTGAGTTTCCTTTAGAGATTCCATCAAGTGGAATAGAGATGGGCTATAGAAGTCCGTCGTTAATTGTTAATGTTCCTAATGAAGGTCAAGTTGAAACAGGAATGATTATTCGATTTAAGGCGTTAGGAACAGTGGTTAATCCTTCGTTGATTAATGTAAATACTTACGAAGAAATGAAACTTAACATCATTCTTCAAGGTGGTGATGTACTTGAAGTTTCGACTTTTACAGGTAACAAATATATTAAGTTAATCAGAAATGGTGTAACGCATGATGCCCTTAACACTTTGGTTATAACAAGTAATTTTCTTCAGTTAGATATTGGTGACAATCTTTTTCGCTATGATGCGGATGAAAACCTAGATAACTTAGAGGTCGATATCCAGTTTAGAAATATATTGTTAGGGGTGTAGGGATGGACTTTTATGTATTTGATTTAGATTTTAATTTTCACGGAATTATAGATGACTACGTTAACATACCGATAACTCGAAACTACGAGAAAAAGACGAGTTTTACGATTGATGTTGCTCCGACAGATAAAAACTTGCAGCTATTAAAGAAAAATAGATTAATAGCAAAGCAAACGGATATCGAACATGCTTTTATTATTGAAACAATCGAATTTAATGATGGTAAAGACAGTAGTTTATCGGCTACTGTTTTTTCATTACATCATTTGCTAAACCGTCGTGTTATTAGCGAACAACAAATTTTCAGCGGAAAAGTCGGTAAGATTATGTCCGATTTTGTAACCGCAAATGCTATCAATCCATCGAATCCGAATAGAAAAATTCCAGGAATGGTTTTGTTCCCCGATAACGCCAATCTAGGAGAATCTACTATGGAAGGTCGTACAGAGGGCTACATCGATGACATTCTATTCGAAATTGCAACAAAACACGAATTGTCCTGGGACATCTTATTTGACTATGAAAATAAGCAGTTTGTATTTAAAGTCTGGCAAGGTGTAGATCGTAGCGAGCAGCAGAACGCTAACTCGAGAGTTATCTTTGCAAAGGAATTTGATAACGTCATTAGTCAGGATTATGTTGATAGTGACAGCGACTATAGAAGCACTGCAATTGTCGCTGGTGAAGGTGAAGGAGTAGACCGAAAAAGAGTTATCGTTAACGATGAATTATCGGGATTCGAACGAAATGAACTGTTTGTTGATGCTCGAGATTTGCAAAGTACTTATCAAAATGAAAATGGCCAAGAAGTGACTATTCCAACAAGTGAATATGAATCTGTTCTTATTGAACGAGGAAAAAACAAATTATCCGAGCACCAAAAAATTCAAACATTAGATAGTGAACTGGATTTTAATTCTTCATTTAAGTATGAAAGAGACTTTTTTCTCGGTGACATTATTAGCGTGAAAAATACTAAATTAGGTTTGATTTTGCATACTCGGATCACTCAAGTTGTTGAGACATATAGTAAAGAAGGCAAAACCCTTAAAGCTGAATTTGGAAGTAATATTCCTAGCTTCATGGATAAAATCAAAAAGGCGGTGAAATAATGGCAATTAGAAGTGGGCTTTTTAATAGTGTAAACGGGGACCGGCGATATAAAGCTGATTTTTTTGCGGAGTATTTTGCTAGTTTTATTGCCAACGGTGTTTTTCCTAATCCGTCCACAGGATTACAGGTATTAGCAGATCAGAATATGACAGTAGCCATTAAGCCCGGAAAAGCATGGATTAATGGTTATTTTTTTGTTAACGATTCTGATTACATTTTGACAATCGACAATGCGGACGGAGTGCTTAACCGTATTGACCGTATTGTCTTGCAATTAAACTACCTAAATCGGGAGATAGTACCAGTTATCAAAAAAGGCACGTTTGCTAGCAGTCCAATGGCGCCATCATTACAGCGTGACGCAGACGCTTACGAAATAGCCCTTGCTGATATTTTTATCAACAAAGGTGTATTATCCATCTCCCAAGCAAACATAACTGATTTACGTTTGAACAGCGAACTTTGCGGTATCGTCCACGGAACCATAAATCAAGTGGACACAACAACTATTTTCAACCAGTATATGGCGTGGTTTCAACAAGTAACGGGTAGCACAGAACAAGAACTCGCTAACTGGGAACAACAAATGAAGCAGGATTTTCTTGACTGGTTCAATTCGCTACAAGACATATTGGATGATGACGCTGCAGCAAATTTGGCGAACAGAATTACAGATTTAGATCAACGATTTACTGCGCATCTGGCGGAAACTGCGTCAAAATTCACAAACATCAATCTCAACATCATCGACATGGCGGTGGAACTTGAGACGCTCAAAGGCGCGTTGTTAAACGGCGTAGATGCTAACATTTTCATTGAAACCTTCCAGTCGCTTGATGACATTAACTTGGAGCGCGGAGGATATGACAGTGTAAATAAAAGATTGGTGGTTTAATTGTCTGAATCCGTATATAAAAGTGGAAGGAGAGATGAAGTTTGGCGAACGGCGACTTAATTGAGTTAGGTACGTTCTATCTGAACGGTGCAAAACAACCGAGACCAACGAAACCTTGGAGAACTGATTCGACTCCTCCGGGCGCTCCAAGTGCAGGTAACATTCCCGTTTTTAGTGCAGGACAATCTATTGAGATAAGAGATACTGATCCCAATGACGCTTACAAAATTCAATGGCGCGAAGTTAATGATGGAAGCAAGAAACTATTAATCTCTGACCGTGTTTTGCTTGTAAATGTGTCGTGGGATGATTTGAATGCTCAAGGTCTCATTTTCGGAAAAACTATTACAATTGATGGGCAACAATATAAGCTACGAGTTCTCACAGGCGGAAGCAACTATCGTTCTGGAACTGACTCCTACTCCGGAGGTTCTCCTTCTAACAATGAATGGGATCGAATAATCACAAATGAGGCGGGATTTAGCGGTTTGCCAGTACCATCCGCAACAGATTTAGATGGTTCTCAAAACTCAACAGACTTTAACAGCTCACATAATCAGTTCTGGAATTGGTTTTATATATATTCTTGGACGCAGGAGACCTATACAGGAGACAGCGCCGGCCGCGCGATCCGCGGGCACCTCTCGGCTCGCGGCTGGAACTACAATTCTTCGGACAGCCGCGGTGCGGGCATCGGTTGGCGCCCCGTCCTTGAAGTTCTGAATTCTGCCCCTGTGGTCTCTGGCGCAGACTCAAATTTAGGAAATAAATCATCTTCATTTACAGTGGACTATACTGTCAATGATTCTGATACAGGCGATACGCTCACGGTCACAGAAAAAGTTGACGGAATGACACTCCGCACAATCAACAATGCAGTCCGTGGTCAAACATACACGCTCGATTTGAGTAGTATCTGGACAAGTTTGTCACTTGGTTCTCACACAATCACAATCACCGTCACAGATGGAAAAGGCGGCACAGCAACACGGACATATACGTTCACGAAAACGGATGATCGAATCAAATTTACGTTGAAAAATCCGATTGAAACATCAATTGCGGCAAAAAAGATAGTCGTGAGCGGCATTGTCACCGTGCCATCTGGAGCAACATTGTCAGTCAAAGCCTGCAACAATGGTTTTGATACATCGCCAACATGGGAAGACATTACGCAAAAATTCTTGAATAGAGAAGCTCACACGTTCTCCA